AAATGCCCATACAGCAGGAGCTATTACTAATGTTAAGATAATATTCCAAAACATCCATGCACTAATTTCCATCTACTACTCCTGAATTGATTTTAAATACCACACAAGCCAACCAAAACCTACAATTGTACAAACAAGAAAGAATATAAATAAACCTTCAATACATCTATCTTTAAATTCTTGCTTTCTATACAACTGTTCTTGTCTAGCTTTTCTAATCTTACCTTCCATTGCAATTAACTCATCCCAAGCTTTAGATCCATGAGAAAACTGTATGAAAGTTTTAAGTTCATATCTCTGTTCTTCTAACTTTTTCTTAGCAGCAAATGCCTCTAGTGCCTCCTGCTCCACTGACCCAAAGACTTTACGAAAAATGGGTGGGTTCTTTGCCTGTTTTTCTTTTTGTTCTATATCAGACACAGCACCCATCCACTTTGATAAATCACCACTCATCTGTTCTATATCACGACCTGCTTGAAATGCTCTTTTTAGACCTGAAAATGCAGTGCTTGCAGTGGTCAGAGCAGCACCTATCGTGATTGGATCAAACATTAGTGCTTTGTCTTATTCTCTATCTTCTTAGTATTAGTCAATGACTGCTTATCAAGAAGAGTAAAACCTCTACGTTCTGCAAACTTTTGTGGATCACCTTCCCATTTATCTGCACAAGCTTCTAGCCAACGCATAGTCATCTCATGTGTAGGTGCTTTACCTTCTTTCATTAGTTCATTTTCTGTATTAAGATAAGCAAATACTTCAGCCTGTGCTTGAGCACCACTAATACCTAAATCAAAAAGATAGATCATGTTACCTTCATCTATAATACCACCTCTAGGTCTAGCACTTGTCAAAGCTTGCTTCATAGCTGTCATTATATGATATCTGTTTTCTTCTCTTTCGTACATCTCTTCTGTAATCTCATCTACTCCTAGATGTTTAAGAAGTGACTGATATTGATTGACAAAGAAGTTCATCTTACGTATTGCACCTTGAACAGCATCTTGTGCATTAACAGAATTTGTTTGTAGTTCTAGTATCTCTATCTCTAACATCTCTCTTTCAAGATCATCTTGACAATCAAGTAACTCACGCTGTTTCATCTTTAGTTCTACAGCTTTCTTTTGCATTCTAATGTGAGCTTCTTGCAGGGCATTCTTTGTTTTATTAACTTCTGCTAGTGTATGTTTAATAGAACGAACAGGAGTAATAGCAGTAACATCAAGTGTTACACCCATAAACTGTGAGTGTGACTTATGAAAGTTACTAGATGCTTCTTGTATAACAGGCATTTTTTCATCTATGTTCTTCAACATAGTTTTATATTCTGGTTTTACTTCAACCAAGGCATTTTGTATATCTTTTACGACTAAATCAGTTTTCAAATTATCCACCATTTAATGTTGTTAAATCATTCCATATTTTTGTAGCATGAGTTGCAGGTACAAAATCTTCTTCACTACCATCTGATGCTATTTGTTTCCAACCTTGACCACTACTTACACTTGTCAGGTAAGTTGTCAAAGCATCTTTACTTGTAATTTCACCTTCAGAACTAGATATATCTGCTCCATCATCTGCAATCCCAAGCATTACGTGGTCTCTTGGACTTGCTGTGCTATCTTTAACAGGAAACATACCTCCTGTTGATTGAGGTACACCAAACTTTAAGAAAGTTGGTATTGTGCCTTCTGCTGTCAATCTATATTTTACTACTTTATAAGCCATCTTATCTCCTATGAAGGTTTAGTAGGCCAATCACTGTCTGCTAGGTGAGGCCATTTAGAATGTTTTGGTAAGTCTCTTAGAGCTTGTCTATAAGTTTTCATATTACTAGACATTATTACATCTGAAAGACCAAAGTAATCTGTTTCTGCAAGTAAAGCAGTTCTTTTACTTCTGTTTGCTTCAGCTACTCTTGCATCTACACTTGCTTTGTGAGCAGCAGTTTGAGTTTCTACAGTTACAGTCTTACCATCTTTATCTGTATAATCACTATAGATAGGACCTACTTTATACTTGGTGTACCACTTACCATCAGTTTTATACTCTACTCCATCATCTACTATTGTTTGATAGGGAGGAGTAATAGATGGTCTTTTACCTTCAAACACAGGATCAAGTTGATTATGTTCCATAAACTCTGTGGTCAAAGGTTGTGGTGGTCTTTTAGATTTATTCTCTCTTATCCAAGTAACGTCATTCATAACCCTACCTGTGCTTCTCTCTCGTACCCAACCCATTATTATCTCCTATGCTGCTATTGCGTAAAAAAAGTATGATCCAGTAGTAAATCCACTAGCTATTTGAAAGCCACTATTAAGTGGGTCAATGTAATCTTGATTTGTTACTTGTGCTGCACTATCATCTAATAATATATAAGAATCATTACCAGATACAATACCTCTAAGTGAATCCCAAACATACCAACTACCAGTAGAATCTGTTCTTTTAACAAGCACCCATCTTGAACCAGAACTAAATCCACAATCTACATCTGTGCTAGAACCATTAGTATGACTAAATGTTCCTATTTTACTAATACCTGTAAGATTAGCAAACAAATAAGCTACATAAGTAGTATTAAGAAAATTAACATAAGGATCAGAACCAACGGAAAATACAGTTGATGTAGGACCAGTATCGTTCATAATTGCTTGATCAACTTCAGCTCCATTTGTATCTAAATAAAGTGTTGTGTCATTTGTTGCAGTTGCATTCGGCAAATGAAGTGAAGTAACAACCCAACCTCTTGCATAATTAATTGCTGCATTTGCAGATTCTCGTATTTTAAACCAAATCATATCTGGTACTACACCTAAACTATGATTTATAGTTCTACCTGCTGTGCTATTTCCTGTGTAAGGAACTATATCAAAATATCCGGGTGCTCTTCTCCACATATGAGCAATAACATTAGTTCCTGACCCAGCATCTGTGCTAAAACCATTTGTAAAATCCATCTCTTGAGAAGAGTTATTAAAACTTTCAGAATCAGTACCATGAGTTCTTAATCCTGCTTTTGTTCCTCTTAATCTATCTTGAACAAAAGTTTGTGCTCCACCACTTAAATCATCAGTTCTTAATGCTAAATCTACTGGAAAAGTAGTAGTTTTAAAATCAGGTTTACCTGATGCAGCACCTGTTGGATAAGCAACTTCAAACACACTAGACCTACTTGTAGGTGTTTGCATTGGTGCTTTGGCTATAGCCATGTAGATATATTTATTATTACCAAAACTAGATTCAATTTCAAAACCAGTTGCAGTTGGATATATAGTGTTGTCTGTTGTTGTAATATCAGCTGCATTAGTTAAATTTGCATAAAGATTTTCACGAAAATCATGGTTCATTCCTCGTAATGTATCAAAAATATACCAAGCACCAGTGCCTTCATAATCTTTCATAAGTATAAACTGTGGTTCAAATCCTAAATTTACACTTGCTGCACCATCACCTGCTAAATCAAAAGTACCTATTTTACTAATACCTGCAACAGACGCAAATAAATAAGCTATATAGGTACGACTACTACTACCATTTGTAGTATCATCTTGACCAAGTGTAATAACTGTGGAACTTGGTGCTGTGTTATTTAAATAATATACATCATTTGCTGCTGCACTACTATCAAAATAAAAAGACTTCCCTTCTCCTAATGCACTGGCATAAATTCTCCAAGCAAATCCTGCACTACGACATTTAATAATCATTAATTCTGGTGCTACACCAAGATTATGAGATACAGTTCTACCTGCTGTATCATTTCCAGTGTAACTTACAATATCAAAAAATCCCGGTGTTTTTTTAAATGTCCAAGATACATAACTAAAAGAAGAACCATTTATTGCATTATCATTACCCTTTGTTGTGAAACCATTACCATTACTGTTTGGAACAATATAATGTCCACTACTATCAAAATGCTCTGCATTAGTATTATTAGTATTTAATTTTTTTTCAAAAGGATTACTACCTCTTTTACTGTCAAAAAGAATGTTATCATTATTATTATCTCTATTTTTTATCCAAACCAAACCATCATTATTTTGTAAGTCTATTCCATTAGCAATACTTTGATCAGAACCTGTTCCATTCCAAATATGAGTACTAAAAATATTTTCTACAAACTTATCAGGATTACTAACACCTGCAGTAGGCCAAAGACCTTGTTTGTTAAGAGCTTGAGCTTCTTCTAGTGTCCATACTCCCGGAGCAGAAGTATCTTCAAAGTTATTAGAAGGAATAACTAATGACTCATCTTTAGTAATTAATCCACCTAAGTATCTTTTCATTAAGCTAATCCTCCATGTCCAGTGCTTGTTGCACCAAGTCTGTAAGTATTGGCTGCTAAATCACCAAAGTCAGTTGCATCTCCTGTAGATGCTATAGTTATATATTGCATTACATCTTGCGTTCCACCAGAAATTGACCCACCACCTTTTACAGCTCTTGTAGAACTTGCACAGGCAGTTCCAGATTGAACACCTGCTAGTAAATCTCCAAAGTCAGTAGCATTTCCTGTGCTTGCTATTGTTACGTAATCTATTACATCAGAAAAACCACTACCTGTTTCACCACCAAGTATTAAACCTCTTGTGGCATTACTACATCCAGTTGGGCCATATCTTGCTACAGTTAAGTCTCCAAAGTCTGTTGAATTACCAGTTGAACCTATGGTAATATAATCAATAACATTAACTAAGGTTGCACCACTTGCAGGCATACCACCTGCTATACACCCTCTAGTAGTACTTGCAAAACCTGCTGCTCCCAGTCTTCTATAAACTGTAGCATCACCAAAATCAGATGGATTACCAGTAGAAGCAATAGTTACATACTCAACAGTAACACCTTCTTTTCTTTGATATACAGCCCTTGTATTATTAGCAAGTGCAGCCAGAGCAACATTAGTATCATTAACAGGCATATCTCCAAAATCAGTACCGTTACCTGCTGAAGTAGGATTAACATATTCTATTACATTTGTAGCACCATTTGCATTTCCACCAAAAGAAATACTTCTTGTAGCATTACCTGCAACCCCATCCCATACCTCTTTTGATTCAGATAAATCTCCAAAGTCACTAGTATTGCTTGTTGTGCTAATAGTTATAGTTTGTATTGTATTATAATAAGACCCTGCTCCATTACTACCACCCATAAAAATACCTATTACAGGTAAGGCTTGCCACAAACCACCTTTAACAGCCACACCTTGTTCTTTTAAAGTCCACACTCCAGAATAATTAGGCATTAAGATAATCCTCCATGACCATTACCAGTTGATGCTAAACCATAAATAGCTTCTGCTAGATCACCCCAATCAGTAGCATCAGCAGTTGATGCTATTGTAATTTGACTTATAGCATTAGTAGGAGTATAGCTTCCATCTGTGCGACCACCTGCAAATACACCTGTAGTCTTATCAGAAGTACCCCCAAAAGTACCTGATATGTAAGACAAATCACCAAAGTCAGTAGTATTACCTGTAGATGCTATAGTAATGTACTCTATAACATTTACAAAATAAGGTGATCCACTTATTTGACCACCTGCAAATACACCTCTTGTATTAGAAGATGCAGCAGCCAAACCTCTTCTACCTGATGATAAGTCACCAAAATCTGTTGCATTACCAGTAGATGCTATAGTAATATAATCCATAGTATCCATATAATTTGATCCAGTAGTTGTACCACCACCAAACACTATTCTAGTAGTGCTACCAGTTGCTGCTGTTATTGCATCTGATGTTGTTGAATCACCAAAATCGGTAGCATTACCTGTAGATGCTATAGTAATATAATCTATTCTATTACTATAACCATAAATATAACCAAGATTAAAAACTGCTCTAGTAGAACTTGAATTACCAGAGTTATTATTAGCTATGAGAGATAGATCACCGAAGTCTGTTGCATTACCTTTAGTTGACATTGTTATATAATCTATTACATTAATTCTACCTCCAGATCCATAACCACCTGCAAAAACTGCTCTAGTAGATGAAGCTGCACCTGCAAGACTATTTACAGCATTATTTAAATCACCAAAATCACTAGTATTACTAGCAGAAGCAAAATTTATAAATTGTATTGTGTTAATGTAAGTTGAAGAATTAGAACCACCTGCAAATATTCCAACAGTTCCTGCTAAATCAGAAGGACTTGTAGAAGTAGCTGCACTATAAGGTGACTGACCAAAAGCATTTATAGCAGATGCTCTAACATTATAAGCTTCATCATTAGTAAGAGAACTTACAGTTATAGGACTAGAAGAACCTGAAGCACCACCTTGTAGACTTGCTTTAAGATTTGCAGTTCCACCCATACCAGAGTGATTAGTACAATAATAATAAAGAGTATCAGGTGCATCTGTTGCAATAGCTATTTTTGTAAAAGCTCCTGCACTTCCCGGAGTACCACTTGTTGTTACACCTGTAGTATATTCTGATCCACCACCATGAGTACCATTACTTGTAGTAGATAAACGAAGGGGGTGACCACTATTACTACTATCACTCTGATCAAATATATAAGTATGACCTTTGTATAAAGTTAAGGTAGCTTGTGTTGAACCATCTATTGCATACTTGTTACCACCATCACTAACAACAGTAACTGCAAAGGTTGTGTCTTCTATAGGTCCTGTTAAAGCACTAACAGCATAACTTGTAATATCACCACCACCAGTGTCTGATGGATTAGTAATAGTAACAGTAACTGATGCATTACCTGCTGAAACACTTATGGTAGGAGCATCAGGTGCTCTAAGCTGATCAAAGCCACCTACTAAGCCACCTTTTTTATGTACACCCATTAACTATCCTTATGCGTCATCTATTTCTTCATATGAACAAGTAGCAGATAAATCACCTGCAGCACTTGCTTGTATTTTAAGAACATCATTTTCTGTTAAATATAAACCCATGTTCTTATCAATAACAACCAAAGTTGCATCTGCAGGAACAGAAATAGTTTTTGCTATATAGTAGTCAGCAGAAGAACGAGTAACCCAAACGTCAATCGTAGCTGCATTTGTACCATCTATATTAGCAATAATTAAACTGTTTATTTTTTGTAACTTGTTAGAACCACACGTTAACAAACTTACTGCAGAAGCTGCTACATCAGCATCAACAGCAGTGTTTGCGTATATGCTACTAACAGCTACTACATTAGGATTTGCCATACTTTCTCTCCTTTATTATCCAAATACCATTGCCATAGCTATTGCTTTACCAGTTGTAGCTGCATTATTTAATTGTGTTTGTATGTTTGATGTAACACCATCACAGTAATTTAATTCAGCAGCAGTTGCTGTAACTAATGTACCACCTAGTTTTAAACCATTAGATGTATCATGGCTTGCAATATCAAAATCATAAGCACCATCTGCAAAAGTAGTGTTACCTGTAATTGTAATGGAAGATCCGTCTGCTGTCAAGCTATCTAATGCAATATTTCCAACATTTGTGATATTATTGTCATTAAATGATGTCGCACCTAACGATACTGTACCTGTTGCAGTTAAATTACTTGAGCCAACATCTATATTTCCAAACCCTGAAGTAATACTTCCTGAATCTAATGCACCTGTAGTTACAATAGAGGAACTACCTGCTTTAACTCCATAAATATCTCCAATAGCTGTACCATTAATAGTAATAGCATCTGCTTCTAAAGTACCATCTATATCTGCATCACCACTAATATCTAGTGTAGCAGCATCAAGTTCACCTGTAATCGTTAAGTTACCTGATTGACTTGTACCTAATAAAGCTACTGTTCCAGTTGCATCTGGAAATGTAATTGTTCTATTTGCTGTTGGTGCTGTTTTTGTAAGAGTTGTAATATAGTTTGCACCTTCAAGCTCTACGTCACCAGTAATATTAAATTGTTTAGTAGATTTAAACCTACCAACTTCAACCATATCTCCACCAGATTGCCTTGTAGCAAAACCTATTGCAGTTGATTTTGAACCTTCTCTTATTGCAGCAATTCTTGCAGCATTTGCAGAAGAATTATTAGATGTTTCCCCTGCCATCATAAATAAACCTGCAAAACTATTTGTAGTATTATTTCCTACATTAGAAACTGAAATTTCAGAGGGCATTGAAGTAAAATTATTTCCGTCTGCATTAATATCATCCCATAAATTAGATGATGTTATTTCTTCAGTAAATACTTGTAAAGCACCTTCATTTGTACCACCACTAAAAGATGGAAGTGTAACAGAATCTGAATTAATAATCATATCACCTGCAAAAACAACACCAGATGATAATGAAACTGTACCACCTACAGTAGGACTTGTAAGTGTTTTATTTGTTAAAGTTTTTGTTGTTCCTGAAAAGTATGTATCTATTAAGTCAACATCACGATAACTAATATTATTACCATTATCAAAGACTAATATGCCATCATTATTTGCAATAGCTGTGCTTGTGTCTACACTTACAGCAGAAAAATCAGCTACAGCATTAAGTTCTGAACCTGTTGCTGTAAGACCAGTAACATTATTAGCTTGTCCTGCTACTGTATTAACATAAGCTTTAATGGATTGTTGTGTAGCAAGTTTAGTTGCACTATCACTACTAAAGTCATCTTCATCTGCAATGTCTGTAATAGTAACAGAACCATCTGTAAGACTACCAAAAGTTATTGTACCTGAAGTTGTAATAGCACTTGAGCCATTATTAATAGCACCAAAACCTGTTGCAATACTACCACTATTTAATGCTCCTGTAGTTACTAGGTTTGGCATAGCAGTTATTTCATCATCAAAGTAGGCTGCTAGATCTGTAACAGCTACTTGTTTCATTGTACCTGCATCATTAAAAACAACTCTGTCAGCATCAACTACAGTTGTAGAAGTAGCACTAGTATCACCATCTAGTATACTTATTTCAGCAGGTGTGGCTGTTACTGCTGTATCACTATCTGCAGCTAATACTACAAGAGTTCCTGACTGATTAGGTAACTTGATTGTTCTATCAGCATCAGGATCAGTAATAGTCAAAGTTGTTTCATTAGCATCTGCAGTTGCACCTTCAAACACAATAGCATTTTGAGCATTCATAGTAACAGTATCTACAACTGTCTGTGTTCCTGTAACAGTAAGATTGCCTGTTACTGTAAGGTTATCACCTATTGTTACCTCTGAAGTACCATGACCTATTGTAATAGCTGTACCTGATACACCTGTACCTATAGATATAGATTCACTACTGTTACCTGTATCAATGATTAAGTATGCATCAGAGCCTTGTTTTACAGTGAAAGAAGTAGCAGAGTTATCTGTAATAGCTACATTAATATCTGTGCCATCTGCACTAATAGAGTCAAGAGCTATGTCACCTACGTTAGTAATATTAGCATCACCAAAAGATGTAGCATCTAAAGTAGTTGTTCCTGTTACAGTTAAGTTATCTGCAATTGTAACTTCTGAAGTTGTGTGACCTATTGTTACAGCTATACCACTTGTCTCTGTAGCAATTTTTAATGCACCTGTAGCATTAGTAATAAAAGAGTCAGTACCATCATGGTATAACTGCATATCACTACCTGCACCAAACTTAAACTTGTCACTGTCAGGTACAATTAAATCACCATTACTATCTACTGTAACAGCTTTAGAAGCTTGTGATGTACCTAATGTAGTTATATCAAGCTCTGCAGTTGTAGCAGTAACACCATCCATAATGTTTAATTCTGTTGCTGTAGCTGTAACTCCATCAAGTATATTTAGTTCAGCTACAGTTGAAGTAAGGGCAGTACCTCCTATAGTTAAAGACCCAGATATATCCAAATTACCATTCAAGTCTACTGTTGTAGTTGCAATCTGTACTTCTGTATCTGCTACAATATCAAGTTGACCATCTGCACTTGAATTAATATAAATAGCAGAATCTCTAAGTTGTATCTTTTCACTGGTGCTTATTAAAATATCATCATCAAATTGAAAGTAGTCTTCATCTTCCATCCATTTAAGAACACCATCATTTGTTTGACCATCAAAAGTTATGGTAACATCTGTATCTGCAGTTCCATCACCTATTGTAATGTTCATACCTAATAAAGAGGTAATAGGACCACCCTCTGCAGTTGTACCATCATGTGTGTGTCCTGTTGAAGCTGCAAAAGCATTTACAACAGCATTAAGTTCAGCATTTAA